CTCGTCGCCAGCCGCGAGGGCGAGGCTTTTGAGCTGACCCGGGGCCAGGAGACCGAGCTGCCTCAGGCCCTGAAGTGGCAGGTCGCGCGGGCGGATGAGGACTATGACGCGGCCCTCGTCGAGGCACGGCGCATCACCGTCGACACCACACGCATCGCCTCCGAGGCCTTTCCGATGGCGATCCCGCCCGAGGAGGCCGAACGCCGCTGCCGCCGCGCCCTGATGGAGGCGTGGATCGGCCGGGAGAGCGCGACCTTCCGCCTGCCGCCCTCGCGGTTGGCGCTGGACCCTGCCGATGTCATCCGGCTGGCTCATGACGGCCGGGAGGTGGAATTCCGGCTCGTCTCGGTCGCCGATGCAGAGGCGCGCGGGATCGAGGCCGTCCGCCAGGACCGTGCCGCCTACGATCTTCCACCCGGCGATCCCCGGCCCGCGTCGCTCGCGAGCCCCGTCGTCTTCGGCACGCCCGAGGTGGTGATGCTGGACCTTCCGCAGATCACCGAAGACCAGCCCGCCCATCGACCCCTCATTGCCGCCCATGCCAGCCCCTGGCCAGGCGAGATCGCCGTGTTCCGCAGCGCCTCCACGGATGGCTTCAATCTGCTCACCACCTTCGGCAGTCGGGCGCGGATCGGGACACTGGCCTTCGACTTCTATCCCGGGCCGACCTCCCGCTTCGATCTCGGCAACGCGCTGGTCGTCGATCTGCTGTCTGGCACGCTGGAAAGCGTGACCGACGTGGCCCTGTTCGGCGGGGCAAATGCGGTCGCCGTCGAGACAGCGGCTGGGGTCTGGGAAATCGTCCAAGCAGGCGCGGCCGAACTGATCGCCCCCGGCCGATATCGGCTGACCCGCCTCTTGCGCGGCCAGCGCGGGACGGAACACGCCATGGGCAATCCGACCCCTGCCGGGGCGCGGGTCGTGGTGCTGGATGCGACCTTGGCCGCGCTCCCCATCGCCGAAGCTGAACTCGGCCTGCCGTGGAACTGGCGCGTGGGCCCGGCCGCGCGCGCGGTCAGCGATGCGAGCTACGCCGCGCTGGGCTTCATTCCGACCGGGCGCGGCCTTGTTCCCTTCGCGCCAGTCCATGTCGAACGGCCGTGGCGAACTGCCCGCAGCCCCGGCGATCTGACCATCCGCTGGACGCGCCGATCCCGAGCGCTGGTCGCCGATGCCTGGGAGCAGGTCGAGGCGCCGTTAGCGGAAGAGGTCGAGAGCTACGACGTCCAGATCCTCGACGGGGCTGTCGTCAGGCGGACGCTGACCAGCAGCACAACCTCCGTCCTCTACACCGCCACCCAGCAGACAGCCGATTGGGGTGCGCCGCTGGGGCCCGGCCAGATGCTGGCGCTCCGCATCTTCCAGCTCTCGAACCGCCTCGGGCGCGGTACGCCCGCGACCGTGTCCCTCCAGTTCTGACGGGATTTCCCATGTCCGACACCACGACCCATCTGGGGCTGCCTTATCTTCTGGCCGCCCAAGCCCAGAAGCATGTCACGCACAACGAGGCGCTGCGCCTGCTCGATGCCATGGTGCAGCTTTCCGTCCTCGACCGCACGCGCACCGCGCCACCAGCCAGCCCCGCCGATGGCAACCGCCATCTGGTGGCTTCGGGCGCAACGGGCCTCTGGGCGGGGTGGGACCTGAACATCGCCTTCCGGGTGGACGGCGCGTGGATCCGGCTGGTACCGCGCACCGGCTGGCTGGTCTGGGTAGCGGCCGAGGGGATTTTCCTCGTCTGGACCGGCAGCGCCTGGGAGGTGGTGGGCGAGCCGCGCGACGTCTCGGACGCCGTGTTCAGCCTGGTGAACGATGCCGATCCTACGAAGAAGGCCACCTTCTCGCTGGCGGGCATCGGCGCCGGGACCACGCGCAGTTTCACGCTGCCCAACACCTCGTCGGAGCTGGCGATCCTCGCGGGCACCCAGACCTTCTCCGGCAACAAGACGTTTTCAGGGACTCTGACTGCCTCGGGCACGGTCACCGTCTCGGCAGCGTCCGCCAGCATCGGCACGGCCACGACGACCGCGACCTACGGAATGGGCACCGGGGCGACGACCACCGGCGTCACCAAGACCGTGAACATCGGCACCGGCGGCGCGTCTGGGTCGACCACCGTCGTGAACATCGGCTCCGCCACGGCTGGCGCGGGCGGCACCACGGTGGTGAACACGCCCACCGTCACCTTCGCCAATGCCGTCACACAGGTCGGCATGCCGCAGGCCAACCTGACCGCGCAATTCTTGGGCCTCGGCGGGGGCACGGCCGACAGCTACAACCGCATCTCGGTCAACACGCCTGCGGTCCTCCTGAACAATGCAGGCGCGGGGATCGAAGCGACGGTGAACAAGGCCGCGGCCGGGAATGACGCGGCCTTCGCCTTCAAGACCGGGTTCTCGGCACGGGCGCTGATTGGCTTGCTTGGCAACGACGATTTCAGCTTCAAGGTCAGCCCGGACGGATCGGCGTTCTTCGACGCGATCAGGATCGACCGCAGCAGCGGCCGCGTCGAGCTGGCCGAGCCGGTCATCCTGCCCGCTCATGGTTCCGTCCCCTCGCCGCCGCCCGCGGGCAAACTTGCGCTTTATGCCCGCGACCGGGCGGGGATGGGCTGGCTCGATGTCGAACGCCCATCGGGCCGCCACTTCCCGCTCCAGCCGCATTTCGGTGTGAACCGGATCGCGACATGGGCGCCCTCGACCAGCACCACGATCAACACCAACGGAATGCCGCGCACGGCGGTCGGAACTGCGGCGACGCCGACGCTGGCTACCACCAACCTCTCCACCTCCATGCGGCGCTGGCGCATGACCTCGGCGGCCACGGCCGGGGCGGCAGCCGAGGAACGCTCGGCAGGCTGGGTCTGCTGGCGCGGCAATGCCGATGGCCTTGGCGGCTTCACCTATGTGAACCGGCTGTCGCTGGTGACGCTGCAGCCGACCGGCATGGGCCTCTTCGGCCTGATCGGATCGGTCGCGGCGCTGTCGACCACCCTCACCCTTTCGGCCGTCGTCAACGCGCTGGGCATCGGGTTCGAGCGTGGCACCCATGCCAACTGGCAGATCGTGCACAATGACGGCACCGGCGCGCCGACGCTGATCGACCTTGGCGCGGGCTTCCCGGTGGCCAGCACGACCAATGTCCTGACGCTCTACATCGCGGCGGCCCCGAACGACAGCGCGGTCGGGATCCGCGTGGTCGAGGAAGTCTCGGGCGCGGTCGCCGAGGCCACGATCACAACCGACATGCCCGCGGCGACCCAGCTCCTGAGCCCGCGCAATTACCTCAACAACGGCAGCACCGCCGCGGCCGTCGCCTATGACTGCTCCGGCGTCTACGTCGAGACCGATTACTGAAGCGCCACGCCCCGTGGCCGGAAAGGACCATGATGAACGACCACACCACTCTCGCCGACGCAGTCGCGCGGGCCTTTCGGGACCACGGGATCACGGCCGCGCTGACCGCGCTGATCGGCGGCACCATGGCCCTGATCGCGGCGATCACGCGCAAAGCGTTTACCAACGAGGCCCTGCTGGACCGGCTTGATCGCGAACTCATCACCGAACGCGACCGCGCCGACAAGCAGCGCAGCGAGGATCGCAAGGCCGATGGCGACCGCCTCGACCGGATCGAGACCGACATCCGCTCGATGCGGGACATGCTCTTCGACGCCTTCCAGCGCGGCCGATCCGACTGACCCCCTGGCGACCACACCACCACGACCACATCCCCCGCCCCAGAGGCGGGTTTTTTCATCTGGAGGATCCACGATGCCCACCCTGACCTACCCCCACTGGCGCGACTTGCCCGCGACTGCATGGCGTTGGCCGAACTTCTCGGCCGCCGAGATCGCCTGCCGCGGCACCGGCGCGATCAAGATCAACACCGAGGCCATGGACAAGCTACAGGCGCTGCGCGACCGGCTGGGCAAGCCGCTGATCATCCGCTCCGCCTATCGCAGCCCCGAACACAACCGCGCCGTCGGCGGGGCCACGGCCTCGAAGCACATGCAGGGCACCGCTTTCGACATCGCCATGGCGAACCACGATCCCGTGGCCTTCGAGGCGGCGGCGCGTGCCGTGGGCTTCCTCGGCTTCGGCTATTACCCCCGGTCGGGCTTCATGCACATCGACCTCGGGCCTGCCCGATCCTGGGGCGATCCCTTCCCGGCCCGGCCCGTGCCCTTCGCGCCGGAACTGCCGCCCGCGCGCGAAGTCCTGTCGGAAAGCCGCACGCTGCGCGGTGGCGGTGCGGCAGGTGCCGCCACCGTTGGCGCCGCCGGTATTGAAGTGCTGCAGGACGTTCTTGCGGAGACGCAGTCCACGATCCAGCCTCTGGTGCCCTATCTCGACACCCTGCGATGGGTACTGATCGCCATCGCGCTGATCGGCATCGCGGTCACCATTCACGCGCGGCTCGACGACTGGAAACGGGGCCAGCGGTGATCGGCTGGCTTCTGACCCATGGCCCGGCGCGCAAGGCGCTGGGCCTGTTCGTCGCAGCCGCAGCGATCCTACTGTTCCTCCTGAACCTGCGCCGTGCGGGCGAACGCGCTGGGCGCGCCGCCGAACGGCTTGATGCCCGAGAGAGAAACGATGTCATCCACCGCCAGATGCTCGACGCCGCCACCCGCCGCCCTCCTGATCGTGGCGCTCTGGCTGACAGGCTGCGCGATGGGCGCTTCTGAGACCCGTGCACCTTGCCCGCCCGTGGTCGAGTACACCGCAGCAGATCAAGCGCGGGCCGCCGATGAGGTCGAGGCGCTGCCGGAAGGGGCCGTCATCGTCCGGATGCTCAGCGACTATGCCGTCTTGCGCGACCAGGCGCGGGCGTGCCGGTGAAAGCTGTTCCAGGCAGCTGAGCGAATGCAACTCCGTCTGCCTCAGAGGATTCAGGTTCCGGTGGAACGAGAAATTTAAGGGCTTCGCCATGATAAACGGGCGCATTCATCTTCGGCGGCGAATGCGCCCGCTTGTTTCAATGGCCGGACACCGACCATTGGGCCGGTGAAAACTCAAACCAGCCTGGCGGGCTCCGAGCGGGTTCGCCGCCATCCCCGCCGCCGCGCTTGATCCGGCCCTCTGTCCGGCGTCTCCTGCGGTCCCCGCGCTTTCGGGTCCGGGTCCCCATCGTCGACAACAAGCTGACCGAAGAACTACGCGCCTTTGTTGCTTCCCGCCTCCGTCGAGGAAACTGACTGCGCGAGGCCCGCGACGATCTGTCGAAACTCTCCGAGGATTTCGCCATGGTTCTTGTCGAGGTAGCGGGCGAGACGGTCATTCTGCAAAAGCCGCTCGACATAGCGACCGGCCACCACCAGCCGAAGGTGATCTGGCCCAAGGGAGCCTTCGATCAGTTTGATGTTCTTTTGCAGGTTGGCCATCTCGGCCTTCATTCGCTCGGCTTGTTCGCGTGTTACGCCTGCAGGTGGCTTCTTTGCAGCCGGGTCAACCAGGTCTGTGGCGTCAGATGCTGCGAGGATCGCCTCGACATAGGGCACCGTGTAGTTGTTGGCCGCGATCATCAGTTCCGCCGCCTGAATCTGCCGCAAGGGCTTCATCTTCCGCAGGGACCGGAAGCTGTTGATCGGGCAGTGCCGGGCCTTCAGCAGTTCGGCCGCCTCCGGACAGATGCCGTTCAGCAGGGTCCGCTTCTGTCGGATCAGCGCGATGTTCACATTCAAGGCTGCCGCGATGCGGGCCTCCGATACGCCGCGCTCGACCGCGCGCAGGATCATCTTGTGCTCCTGGATCGTGGCGAGGCGGCTGATGCGCTTGTTGTAGGTGAAGGATTCGTCGTCGGTCGCCACCAGGCAGGTGACGGTCGTCTCGCCCATTTCCTTCAGAACATGCAGACGAACATGGCCATCCAGAAGGATGAAGGATCCGTCCTGCCCAGCCGCGCGGGCGACCACCGGCGGTTCGATCAGCCCGACCTCGCGGATCGACGCGGCGATCTGACCATATTTCTGACTCTTGGGCACGGTGACTGGCAACTGCTTGACCGGAAGGATCGCATCAATAGGGATCGTGCGCAGGTTCGCCTCGAATCCCGGGCTCTTCGGCGGAGGCATTTTTCCTGTCTGTGTCATGCTCTTGGTTCCCGCAACCCGTCGATGATGATGCGCGGCAAGCTGTCGAGGCCCTCGGCACGGAGCAGCGTCAGAAAGTTCTCGTCCTTCAGCAGAGACTGAAATGCCGCATCGAGAAACAGCAGGCTGCTGCGCGTCGACTGCGCCCTGCGGACCATGTCCTGCTGACGCTCGGCCTCGGCGCGATAGGCTTTGACCAGCGCGGCAGATGTCATTCGCGCTCGTGGCTGTTTGTTGCGCGCACCACCTCGCTGCTTGCCGTGGCGCTGGCGCAACTCAACCAGCCGCCGCGCCTCCAGCAATTTCTTTCCGCGCAGCTCACCGGAGGCATAAGCAGCCTCGAGCGCCTTCTGCACGTCCTTCTCCTCGGCCCGAGTGATGTAGAGCGCGACGCTGAGCGGCATCTGCCCGGTCTCGACCGCGATCAGCAGGCGTTCTTCACCGTTGGCGATCAACTCGCCGATTTCATGGACATAGGCGAGGGAAAGCCCCGTCTTGTCGGCGATCTGATGGTCCGTATATCCCCGGTCGCGCAAGATGGCGATGTCCTGCAACAGCTCGAGCGGCCGCTGCTGGCGGCGGGCGATGTTCTCGATCACGCTGCGCAGAAGGCGCTCGGCCTCGCTCGCATCTACGACGATGGCCGGGATGTGGGTTTCGCCAAGGGCAGCATAGGCCTCCATCCTCCCCTGACCGCAGACAAGGCGCCAGGCGTCCCCTGCCTCACCATCAACCCGGGCGACGGTAATCGGCTTTTTCAGCCCGACCTTGGCGATACTGTCGACAAGCGCGCGGAAGGTCTTTTCCGAGCGTTCGCGCGGGTTCTCCACCGTGATGGCGGAAATCGGGATGATCTGCACTTCGTCCCGCATCTCGACTTCGCTCACCATGGTGTCACCTCGGCAACCGGAACGCGGCGGGCCATGTCGAAGAAAAAATCCAGCGTTTCAAATCGGAAAGCGTCCAGCATCAGGCCATTCTCCTCGGCAAGCCCCAGGGGTTTTGTTCGCATCTCGAATTGGGGCAGCAGGTAATAGTCGAGCGCGGCGGTGTTCGTTCGGTCCATCCGGATGGCGATGGTGATGTCGGGCACGAGGCCGGTGTCGAAACGGATTTTCCAGCGCAGGCCGCCGGTGGAGGTTTCGCGACAGCGGGCGACAGCGACGGAGACGGTGAATTCGCCATTGATCGTCAGCAGGTCAGTCGCCGGATTGCGCGTCACGGTGCCGCCGAGTCGGGTGATCTCGCGGATCACACGCTCCACCTCGTCGCCGTGGAACAGCCGCAGCAAGCGGTTCACTTCGATGTAGTGGTAGTCCCGGTCCGGTGTGAAGCCGACGAGGGAATAGGCCCGGATCAGGCTGCCGAACCGGTGGGCATAGGCGCCGCTGGACGGCATTCCGTCGGCCTCATCGATCACCAGACCGGATATGTAGCCGTGGCGCTGGAAGAGCCGGGTCAGCCGATCCAACATCTCGTCGTCCGAGAATCGGCGGTTGCGGGCGGCTATGATCGCCTGCACTTTCTGAAACTGTTTCGGCTCGACGATGGCATCGAACGCCCCTTCCGAACGGATCCACATCTCAGGGCCATTCGCCACCCGCTTCTGCTTCAGTTTGAAGGAGCGCCGGTTGTAGACGTTGTTGCCGATGTATTTCTCGTTGGTCAGGATCTGATGGACGGTGGCGCGGGTCCAGGCCCGGTCGAGATCGGTTAGTATCCCGCGCTCATTCAGTTCTGCGGCGATTTCGCTTTCCGAGCGGCCGTGCTTGAGGAACCGGCTGTAGATCCAGCGGACGGTTCTTACCTCGGCGTCTGGCCCGGGAACCAGGATCACCCGGTCTGTCTGCAAGCTCTTGTGCTCGCCACGCTTCAGCTCGGCCTTCACCTCACCGCGTTCATCAAGCAAGACCCGGCGAAGGCCAAAACCCGCCGCACCGCCCTGCCGGAAGCCGCGTTCGATCAGGCGGCACTGTCCGATGAAGACCTTGTTGGAAAGTTCCCGGCTGTATTCCCCGGCCATCGCGCGCTTGACGCTCTTGACGATCGTGGCAACCGGGCCGCCGTCATTTTCGAATTGCTCGGCGCAATACTCGACCTGCTTGTTGGCGCGACGGCAGATGTATTCGTAATAGGCGGATTCATCGGCATCCTGAAAACGGCCCCATCGGCTGACGTCATAGACAAGGATCACCTCGAAATCCGCGGTGCCGTCTTGTACATCCTGGATCAGCTGCTGCAGTGCCTCGCGACCCTCGATCCTCAGCCCGCTCTTTCCGGCATCGGCATAGGAGCGGACCAATTCAAAGCCGCGTTCCTCCGCGTACTTGCGGATCGCATCCGACTGGTTTTCGGTCGAGTATTTCTGATGGTCCGTCGACATGCGCACATATTCAGCCGCACGGCGCCGTGGCGGGGTGTTCGCCGGATCTTTTCTTGAGGGCAGCTCTCTGCCTGCCATTCCCGTCTCCCGATCAGTTCATGCAGGCGTCTCCGTCTGGTCGGACCCGGGGTATGGGCTGGGGCGCAAAATGGAATCTGCCGCTGTGTTGTCTTCTCCACAGGTTTACCGGAGGAGGACGCCACGATGCGGATCAAGATGGGCACATCTGTGCCGAAAATGGGCACAACTGTGCACCTGGACGCCGATCAGACCGCCTATCGAAAGGCCATTGCCGATGCCCTGCGCCGCGAACTGGGGCCGACGCATCAGGCCATCAAGACGGTGATGCGCTGGACCGGAGCGAGTGAGCGGACAGCCAAGTATTGGCTGTCTGGCGAACGCGGGCCGAGCGGAGAGCATCTGATCCGGCTCGCGCAGCATTCCGATGCGGTGTTGATCACCATTCTGGCCAAGGCCGAGCGACTGTCGGAGAAGCAGCGGCACAGATGTCCAAGCTGTACGGAACGGCTTCTTGTGTTACAAAACCTCGGACAGGATGACCCAGTGTCCGAGGGATCATCACAGCTTTAGGTGCACCAACTGGTCAGGGCATAATGGAAATGCGGAGAATACGCCCATCATTCTCCGCACGATCTGCGGCGTTTTTCCTTGCGCTTGCGGAGAATGCGGCCCACAATCGCCGCATCTAGCGCGGAGAATGTGGTGTACATCTGGGAACAACCAGACTGGCCGAAGCTGACGTGGCAGGATGGCAGCATTGCTGCCCCCCTGGCTGCAGTGCGTCACGATCAGGGGCGATTGATCGGCCGGATGGAGGCGCTGGGCTTCAAGCTGCGCGAGGAGGCGGTCCTGCACACGTTGACGCGGGATGTCGTCAAGACGAGCGAGATCGAGGGTGAGCAGCTGGATGCCACTCAGGTGCGGTCATCCCTCGCCCGACGGCTTGGCATCGACATCGGCGCCCTACCCCCGACCGATCGCAATGTGGAGGGCATCGTCGAGGTCATGCTGGACGCGACGCGGAACTATCAGGCCGCGCTCACCGCCGAGCGCCTTTTCGGATGGCATGCGGCTTTGTTCCCAACCGGCCGCAGTGGCATGACGAAGATCATCGTCGGAGGCTGGCGCGATGACAGCACCGGCCCGATGCAGGTGGTGTCCGGGCCCTATGGCCGGGAGAAGGTTCACTACTCGGCCCCGCCAGCACCGCGCGTCGCGGAGGAAATGGAAACCTTCCTTGCATGGTTCAACGCGCCCTTGGCCACCGACCCTGTGATCAAGGCGGCGCTGGCGCATCTGTGGTTTGTGACGATCCACCCCTTCGAGGACGGCAACGGCCGCATCGCCCGCGCCATCGCCGACCTAGCGCTTGCCCGGTCGGAGGGGAGCTCGCAGCGATTCTACAGCATGTCTGCGCAGATCAGGACGGAGCGGAACGCGTACTACGACCAGCTTGAGCGCACCCAGAAGGGTGGCACGGACGTCACGGCTTGGATCCTGTGGTTCCTCGAGTGCCTCGGCCGTGCCATCCACGGCGCAGATGGCGTCTTGGCGGCGGTCGTCGCCAAAGGCCAGTTCTGGGAACGCACTGCAGCACTGGCGCTGAACGGGCGCCAGATCAAGGTACTGAACCGCTTACTCGATGGGTTCGAAGGAAAGATGACCTCGTCGAAGTGGGCGGTGATCGCCAAGTGCTCGCAGGACACGGCGAACCGTGACATCGCGGCTCTACTGGACCTCGGTCTGCTCCGGAAGGGCGAAGGCGGCGGGCGCAACACGCATTACGAGTTGGTGCTGTGAGGGTCGCGGCGACGATTATCCGCACCGTCGATGGGGGGCTCGATAAACGTTGACCAGGTGTTGACAAGAATTTGGAACGACAAAAGCCGAGCGTTACGCTCGGCCTTGAAGTCTTTGATATCATTTAGAATTTTGGTTTCGGGGGCAGGATTTGAACCTGCGGCCTTCAGGTTATGAGGGGTACCCTCTGATCCAGAATAATCGCGTCATTTCATATTGTTAGGCTGTTTTCGAGGTCGCAACGTCGGCGTCATGTCGCACGGAACTGCCGCAAACCGTTGGGAAGAAATGGGAATCATCCATTCCAAACCTTTATGGCTGGCCTGGCGGCCATGGTCCCGGGGCGCAGGGCCGTTCGAACCAGTCCCGGTCGCGAAGACTTTCATCGTCGATGTTCCGCCATTCGCATGGAGGAACGAACGGGTCTTGTCCATCGTCCAGCAAGAGGCCGGGGCCGATCCAGCCCGTGTAGTATCCGCCGCAGCTTTCCCCGTCCTTGTGCAGCCCACCGATGTCCATGGCTTCTGCGTAGTCCGCGCTCACCCTGCTGTCGGTCTGGGCGTCATAGAGGCCCTCGGAAGCACGCTCGCGCGCCTGCACGTAGATGAACCGGTCGTTGAAGCAGACGAACTCGATGTCGCGCGCGAGCCGCGTTCGCCCATCTGTTGCGAACAGGTCCCAGCGGCCGTTGAGGTTCCAATCGAACTCTCGGCCCAAATGCATTCCATTCGGCAGGTTCACCGATTCCCGGGAACCTGTCGCCCAACGAGCACCGGCGACCATTGCCCAAAGGAGGATCAGCCCGGTCAGTCCGAGCAGCGCGTAACGGGCAAGCGCGCCCGCAAGAGATCGCGCCCTGGATATCATCACTCGCCGACCCCGCCGTACGCGCTGCGCCCGGCATCCTTCATCACCTCGGCGACGAAGCGCGCCGTCCAGTTGCCGGTGATCGGATAGGGCCTGCCCCCGGCCTCGATGCCGACATCCAGCGGATCCTCGAAAATGTCACTGAACTCGAAGGTTGTCTCGCCGGTGATCCGAAGCATCGCGCCACGGTCTTGAACACGACCGACGAAGCTTCCGCGAACCACACCATCGCCATGGGAGAATGCGACATCACCAAAATCATACGGAGCGCCGAAGTCGTAGCTGAGCGACCCCGCGCCCGACGCCCGCGCTTCATCCGCGATCTGGTCCACGAGGCGGCGGAACGCACCCTCGGTCCCATCGCCATAGGCGTATTGCTCGGCAATTTCTCGCAGGTGTCCTATCTCCAAAAGGGTGACGGCGCGCCCACCGCCATTGTAGTAGTGATAGACGAAGTCGCTGTTGGTCCACCGATCATAGCTCGACGCGAGGCTCGTAGTGAATTCGTGATATCCGAACTCGGTTTCACCGGCCACGAAGGGGACCGCCTCGCAACGGCAGTTGTAGTCCTCGCCAGGATGCCCGGTGGCGGGAGGATCGGACCACGAGAACACGCGGCCATCGTTCATCAGGTGAGACGGGCGCACACGCTCGTCGCGCAGCGTACGCCAGACATATTGATCCGTGACCCCGACCTGCTTCAGCGACAGGCGGATCGGCGTTCCCCGGCGAAGGTATTCAACGAAGGCCGTCCGATAGGCCTCGGTGTAGGTTGTGGTCATGATGGAGGGCCTCTGCGGTCGGCCGAGCCATCTTCGAAAAATCGAGTGAAGATCACGTTAACCGACCGTACGGAGAGGATCACCCCAACAGCTTCGCCTCAACCATGGCCATCGCTTTCTGGTGATCCGGCGACGGGAACAGGTGGCCGTAGCGTTCCATGGTCATCTGGATCGAGGAGTGGCCCGCGAAGGTCATCACCTCCTTGATCGAGAAGCCCTGCTCGATCCACAGCGACACGGCGAAGTGGCGCAGGTCGTGCCAGCGCATCGTCACCTCGACCTTTTCCAGCAGCTTGCGGAACCGAGCTTGGGTCTTGGTGTGCTGCAGTATCCCGCCTTGCGGTGCCGGGAACACCAGCCCCAACTCGCTTTTCGGGCAGCGCAGTTTCCAGCGGCGCAGGGCGTTCAGCACCATCGGCCCGGCGGGGATGTCACGGAAGCCTGCCCGTGATTTCGGCTCGCCCATCTGGTTGTAAGCATCGGCGCGCTGGCGGATGCGAATGAAGCCCTTGTCGAAATCCACGTCCTGCCAGCGCAGGCCCCGCAGTTCGGAGGCGCGCAATCCGCCCAAAGCTGACACGATCAGGTGCGGTTTGAAATCCTCGGCGGCGGCTTCGATCAGGGCGCGGATCGCCTCCTTGGTCGGCACCGGGGCCTTGTGCTCGATCCGGCTGGACTTGATCACCCGCACGCCTTGGGCGGCATTGGTGAACAGCTGGCCGTTGTCGATGGCGTGGTCCAGCGCCAGCTTCAGCACCGACAGCGCGCGTCGGGTCAGGTGTTCGGAGCGGCCGTTCAGCAGCATCCGGTCGCGGAACTCGTTGACATGGCGGCGGGTCAGTTGCGCGATCAGCTTGTCCCCGATGCCGATCTCAGGCGCGGTGATGTGCAGTCGCACATAGTCGCTGTAGCCGCGCAGGGTGGACTTCTCCATCCGCCGCCCGGTCTTGCAGCGCACCTCGCAATGGTCGAGCCACGCCTTTGCCGCATCGGCCACGGTCGTGCTGTCGCTGTCGGCCAGATAGGTGTGGTTCGCGACCAGCGAGCGGACCTTCACCAGATAGACGTCGGCATCCTTGCGGCGCGGGAACAGCTTTGACCGGCGTTTGCCCGCCTGGTCGGTGAAATCCACCTGCCAGCGGACCAGGCCCGAAGGCAGTGTGCGTTTGCGGATCGTGGCCATCATTTCCCTCCGTTAGCGTAAGAAACGGGACCAGTTGTCAAAGCCCGTTAATTGGTGATATGAACCGTCTCAGATGCACTTGCAACGTATTGTTGCGCGTGTAAAGCCCTAGTTCATGATCGGAGCCCATGACAATGACAGCCAGCGAACGGAACGGTGCGGAAGCGCCCGAACCGCTCTTTCATGGCGACGCGGAAGCTGTGGCGGCATCGGGGATGCCCCTGCCCAGCCTGCGTGTCCTGCAAGCTGCCGGTGCCATTCAGGCGCTGAAAACCCCAAAGGAGCATGGCGGTTTCAAGCGGATGTGGCGCGAGGAGGATGTGCTGATCGCCTCGATCGGTGCCGCGATCAGCGAACACTTCGCCTGGAACATCCGCATCGTGGCCGAGGCCATGGCAAAGACACGACCCGGCACATGGTCCGCGCTGACGGCCTCGATTGCGGAGACCATTTCGCCCGAAGAGGGACCGCTGGTCCGATCAACGGAGGACGACTGGCATCTGGACCTGATCGACCGGAAGTTCCTGTTCCTGCGGGTGCCGCCCCTTTTCGCCACCATCTTTCCCGACGCGCCGCCTGGCAAGAGCGACCTGATCATCGGCTACGCGACATCGAAGGACACGTTCCAGATGCTTCCGTGGCTGGCTGGAAGTCCGCAGGGCCTCGCCAAACTCTCGAAGGCATCTTCCCCGGCGCAGGCCGCCGCCGCCGAACGCATCTACAAGCTGGCCATCGCGACCCGCGCCAACGCGCTGAGCACCGCCAGCATCAACATCAGCATGCAGGTTCGCGCCGCTTGGCGCCGCCTCCACGGACTTGACGCCCACTTCCTGCAGGACGCCCTGCGCTAGAAAGGAGACCCAGCCATGACCAAACACCCCGGCCCCGTCGAGAACCTTCAGCAGACCGCCACCGAGGTGACGCTCGGCGATGACCTCCTTCGCGGCGCGGACGAGATCGCCAGGTTCATGTTCGGCGACGTGAAGCACCGCCGCAAGGTCTACTACCTGACCGGCGAGGCCCCGAGGGGCATGCCGCACTTCAAGATGGGTTCGGTGATCTGCGCCCGCAAAAGCACGCTGCTGAACTGGATCGCGCAGCAGGAGCGTTTCACCCCGGGCGAGTGACGGCAGCCGCAAATGTCCTGAGGTCCGCGATCCGGTCGCGGGCTCCATTTCCATCAGATGCATAGCGAACCCCCGCCCCATGACCCTTCAGGACAATCCGCTCGACTTCAACGACGTGCCGCCCACGCGCAAAGGTCGTACGTCCAAGCGCATGTCCGTGACCCGTGTGGCGGAACTGCTGAACGACCGGATCGCCGATCTTGCGGTGGAACTGCTCGGCACCCCGAACCGCGCCCTGTCCAGCGCGCAGCAGTTGCGCTTCGGGAGCAAGGGCAGCATCGCGGTGGAAATCACAGGCAAGGATGCCGGGCGCTGGTTTGACCACGAGGCCGGAACGGGCGGCGCTGGGCCGGAACTGATCCGTCATCACTTCGGGATGGACGAAAAATCTGCATGGGACTGGGCGCGCCACTGGCTGGGCGATGCGGAAATGCCGGCCTCCTGGACCGCCGCCAAACCCGCCACCACCAAACCCGCCAAGGCCCCGGCATCTGGCCCGTCCCGCACCGTGGAGTTGTCGGAAGCCGAACTCGCAGCCAAGGTCGCAGAAATCGTCCGCCAGACCGAGGTTCCGAATGGCACACCGGCCCATGCCTATCTGGTCGGGCGCGGGATCGCCATTCAGCCCCCCGACTGCCTCCGCTATCGCCGGAACGCATATGGCAGCTATGGCGCGATGGTCGCGCTGGCGACCGATGCGGCGGGCGAGGTGCTGGCGATCCAGCGGCCCGATGCTCGCCACCCGCGATGCGCACCTCCGCTTCCAGAACTGGGCGCAGGCCGAGGGGTTCAAGCCCGAGAAGATCCCCGCGATCAACGGCTTCGTGCAGCGCGTCCAGGCGCAGGTGGCGGGGATCCAGCACAAGCGCACCAGCGCAGGCCGGTTCTTCCTCGGCATCACAGTGACGCAGTGGTGACGCAAGAATGACGGACTTTCAGCCGCAACCCCTTGAAAGTGTTGAGATGACGCACTTGGCTCTAACCTTTTTGATAAAGGGGGAAAACCACCCAACCCTGAACACTCAATATACCCCCTATATAAAATGTTCCCCGGGCAGGTGCGTCATCTCAACACTATCAACGACTTACGCCCCGAAACCCGTCATTCTTGCGTCATGCGCTGCGCCCTTCGGGCCGGTCTGCGGGGCATCAATCGGCAAGGATCGGGAAAGCGGCGGTTCCTCCCGGGCCAATTCCTATGCGGGGGAGCGCAGCGCATAAGCCCGCCAGCGTCAGGGGGCGAAAATGACTAAACTCGACAGCCATGAAACCAAGACCGCCTTCGCCGCCCGCGTCGGCCTGACCAAGGGGCGCATCTCGCAACTGGTGGCCGAGGGTCTTCCGGTGCGCCCGGACGGCCAGATCGACGTGGCGGTGGGCCTCGCCTGGATCGAGGACAACCTCGACCCCGCCCGGCGCAACAAGGGCGGTGCCTTCGCGGCCCCTGCCCGCGTCTCGACCACGCTGGCGGAGGCCAAACGGCTGCATGAGATCGTGAAGGTGCAGCGCACCAAGCTGGCCTTCGAAAAGGAACAGGGCCTGCTGGTCGAAACCGCCGCCGCCACCCGCACTGTCTTCGCCCGCGCGCGTGCCGAACGCGACGCCCACATGGCTTGGGTGCAGCGCACCGCACCGCTGTTGGCCGCCGAGGTCGGGGCCGATCCACGTGCCACCTTCGCCGCGCTGGACCGGATGATGCGCGAGCATCTGGAACACCTAGCCGACCTGCCCTTGGGGAGTTTTGGCGATGGTGCCTGAAATTGACCTCGCCTGGCGACGTGGCATCCGCCCGGAACCACCGATCCCGGTCTCGGACTGGGCAGACCGCCACCGCATCCTGCCGCCCACTTCGGCGGAACCGGGGCGCTGGCGCACCGACCGCACGCCTTATCTGCGGGCGGTGATGGACGCGCTGTCCACCTCCAGCCCCTATGAACGGGTCGTGCTGATGAAGGGCGCGCAAACCGGTGGCTCGGAGGCCGGGCTGAACTGGCTTGGCTACATCATCCAGAACGCCCCCGGCATCGCCATGCTGGTCATGCCCTCGCTCGACATGGTGCGGCGCAACACCACCGTCCGGATCGACCCGCTGATCGAAGCGACCCCTGCCCTGCGCGATCTGGTGTCGGCACCGCGTTCCCGCGACGCCGGGAACAGCCTGTTCCGCAAATCCTTCCCTGGCGGCCAGCTGGTGATGACCGGCGCGAACAGCGCCGTGGGCCTTCGGTCCACACCCGTGCGCTACCTGTTTCTGGACGAGGTGGACGGCTATCCCGGCGATGCCGATGGCGAGGGCGATCCGGTCGATCTTGCCATCCAGCGCACCACCACCTTCCAGGGGCGGCGCAAGATCTACATGGTTTCCACGCCCACCCTGAAAGGTCATTCCCGCATCGAGGCGGCCTATCTCGACAGCGACCAGCGGTATTTCCACGTCCCCTGCTTGCATTGCGGCGACATGGCCCCGATCACCTGGGCTCGCATCCGCTGGCCCGAGGGGCAGCGCGACGCCGCCTATCTGGTCTGCGATGCCTGCGGCGGCGTGCATCACGAGCACGACAAGCCCCGCCTGCTGGCCGCTGGCGAATGGCGGCCGACCGCGCCGGGCGATGGCCGCACCGCGGGGTTCCACCTGTCATCGCTCTATTCCCCTTGGGAGACTTGGGCCGAAATCGCGCAGGAGCATGCGCGCGTCGCCAAGGATCCCGCGCGCCTGCAGGTCTGGGTCAACACCAAGCTGGGCGAGTCCTGGGAGGACCAGGCGGGTGACACCGTTCCCGCCGACCCGCTGATGGCCCGGCGCGAGGACTGGGGCAGCGACCTTGCGCCCGGCGTGGCGGTGCTGACGGCGGGCGTCGATGTGCAGGGCGACCGGATCGAGGTGCAGGTTGTCGGCTGGGGCCGCGACGAGGAAGCGTGGGTCATCGACTACCGCGTGCTCTGGGGCGACCCTTCGGGCCCGCGCCTCTGGTCCGACCTGGATGGCGTTCTGAACGGCACCTGGGGCGAACTACCCGTGCGCGCCGTCGCGGTGGACACCGGCGGCCACCACACCAAGATGGCCTATGAGTTCTGCCGCACCCGCCTCGCCCGCCGCATCTGGGCGATCAAGGGCCGTGGCGGTCCCGGCATTCCCGTCTGGCCCCGCCGCCCAACCCGCAGCAACAAGGCAAAGATCCCGCTGTTCATCGTCGGCGTCGATGCCGTGAAAGACGCCGTCTACGCCCGATTGAAGCTGACCGAACCAGGCCCCGGCGCCATCCACTTTCCCCGCCGCCTCGACGCGGACTACTTCCGCCAGCTGACCGCCGAACGCGTCGTCACCCGCTTCGAGAAGGGCCGACCCATCCGCTCTTGGCAACCCAAGCGCGACGGCGAACGCAACGAGGCGCTGGACACCTTTGTTTACGCCCACGCCGCCCTGCATGGGCTGATCAGTATGGGGATGCGGCTGAACGAGGAGGTGGATGCTTTTGCAGGACGTGGCCTCGCTGTTCGTCCGCGCAGTCCGGAGGTCATCCGATCCTCGTGGATGAAATGACGGATTGAAAATTCGGACTCTTATGGTCACTGTGACCCGAAATCAGGGGGTCATCATGAAGACCATGTCTGCCAGGGACGCCAAGCATCAGTTTGGCCTGCTGATCGACACCGCGCGGGCCGAACCCGTGGTGGTCGAAAAGCACGGGCGACCGGTCGTCGTCGTGGTCGCCATCGAGGAATTCGAACGGCTGAAGGCGCTGGAAAGCGCCGACCGCCTGCCGACAAGACCTGTTCGTGAAGGAGAGTGACCATGGCTGCAACCAAGAAGCCGAAAACGGCCCCGACAACGCCATGGCCGGCCACGCCAGAGTCCCTTCACACGGACGGCGACTGGATATGGATTCCGCTGAAAGGCGAATGGCGGGACAGCACCGGCAAGCCCGAGGAACTGGTGCGCCAGAAGTTCGTGCGGCACCTGTGCGAGAACTACGGCTATTCGCTCGACCAGATGCGGCAGGAACAGCGCATGATTTCGGGCAGCCGCAGCGCGCGTGCCGACATCGTCATCTGGGAAACTGCCGCGAAGGCGAACGCCGGACCCGGCGTCTCGCCCGTGCTGGTCATCGAATGCAAGGCCGAGAGCGTGGAGATCAACCTCCGCGACTATTATCAGGGCGAAAGCTACACCCGTTCCGCCGCGTGCGAATTCTTCATCACCACAAACAACCGCTTCACGGCCATCTTCAAGCTGGTCCCGGGCGCGCCGGGGGACTTCGTGCAGATCAACGAAATCCCCAAGGCGTCCGACTGGGGCGACGCCAAGCGGCTGGAGGAAATCCGCAGCAAGCTCCGCGTCTTTAACCGTAAGGAATTCCAGGACCTCCTGTTCAAGTGCCACTCGATCCTGCGCGATGTCCACAAGATGGACCCGGGCCGGGCCTTCGACACGATCTCGAAGATCCTGTTCGTGAAGATGTATGTCGAGCGGTCGGGACTGCACGGGACCTTCACCGTCGATTTCCTCGACCGCCGCGCCTCAACCCGCCTGCCCACCGACCCGGAGGTGCATGACGGCCTCTTTGAACAGACCAAGGCCTACTACAAGGCCGACGACCTGTTCACGGCGGCCGACCGGCTGGAAATCTCCGAGGCCACCTTCCGCCGCCTCGTGAAGGAACTGGAACGGTTCGACCTGTCCAAGACCAGCGACGACATCAAGGGCCTCGCCTTCGAGAAGTTCCTCGGCAACACTTTCCGGGGCGAACTGGGCCAGTTCTTCACGCCCCGCCCGGTTGTCGATTTCATGGTCAGCCTGCTCGACCCGCAGGAGGGCGAACTGATCTGCGATCCGGCCTCGGGATCGGGCGGATTCCTCATCCGCGCGTTCGAGCATGTTCGCGGCCTCGTCGCCGCCGACATCCAGAAGGAAAAGGACAAGGCACAGGCCGAGATCGAGGCGAAGAAGCTGCCAATCGAAGAGGAAGAGCGGCTGATCGACGAAGCCTTCGCCCGGCTGAACCGCGAACTGCTGCCCTCGGACGATAACAACAAGCCGATCGACACCCGCGTCGGTCGGTTGGCGTGGAACTGCGTCTTCGGCTGCGATGCCGAGCCCCGCGCCGCCCGCACCGCCAAGATGAACATGATCATGCACGGCGACGGCCACGGCGGCATCCATTACCACGACGGCCTCGTCGACATTAACGGCATCTTCCCCGGCCGCTTCGACATCATCATCACCAACCCGCCCTTCGGGTCGAACGTGGGTGACGACCAGAAGGTCGGCGGCAGCGAGGAAACCCGCGTGCCGACCGACGACGCCTATGTGAACCGCTGCGAAAGCCGCTATGGCGAACCCTGGCGCGAAAGCCATGCCGCGATCCAGAAGGCGATGGGGTCCAAGATCCTCGACCTCTACGAGATCGGGAAAGGCAAGAAGAACCGCGCGACCGAGATCGTCTTTGTCGAACGCTGCCTGAAGCTGCTGAAACCGGGTGGGCGCATGGGCATCGTGCTGCCCGACGGCAACCTCAACAACCCCTCGCTCACCTGGCTGCGCCGCTGGTGCGAGGGCAAGGCGCGCATCCTTGCCGTGGTCAGCCTGCCCGAGGAAACCTTCAGTTCCGCCAAGGCCACCGTCAAGGCGTCGCTCGTCTTCGTGCGGCGCTTCACCGAGGCCGACGAGACCGCTTGGGAAGCCGCGTGGGCGACCGCACATGCCACCCATGACGCCGCCTTCAATGCCAAGCGCGATGCCATCTGCGCCGATATCGGCCGCAAGGTCATCACCGTCGAGGATGACGAGATCGAAGGCATCCTTGCCGACCTTTCCAAGCTGGGCATCGAACGCTGTCTGCCGGAATGGAGGGCCGGGCCGGAACCGGACTACCCGCGCGGCATCGGGGCCACCAAGGTGGGCAAGCCGACATGGAAGGGCACGGCCAAGGACGCCAAGAAGGCGACCCAGCTGAAGCGCGACTATGGCGCCGCCTTCGATACCGCAAAGCAGAAGCAGTCGGACGCCTTCTGGCGCGACCTGACCGCCGGGCTGCGGGCCATCGACGCCGCACAAGATGCCGCCCTCTGGGCCACCGTGCGTGAGGTGTTCGACTATCCGGTCTTCGTGGCCGCCCCCAAGACGGTCGGCATCACCTCGACCGGCGACACCGGCGAGACCGTGCCAAACGAACTGCCCGCCTTGCTGGAGGCATATCGTTCGTTCGAGACATGGGTGGAGGCCGGGGCCGACCCCGCGCAGATCCCGGGTTTTCTCCTGCCCTCCGCTGCCTGATCCGTCAGTGGAGGGCTCTCGAGCCCTGGATCGAAGGTGAGGAAATGGCCGCGCGCAAGTTCGTGCACGCGACCGTTCCGCTCAAGGACTTCCTGAAACGCCGCGTCGTCCCCATCGACAAGACGGCACGCCCGCTCGACACGCTGAACGTCATCGCCAAGGTCACCTTCGGCGGCGAATTGTTCTTGCGCGACGAGAAGGCCAAGCGCGGCTACAAGGGACCGTTGTTCGAGGCGTTGCCGGGTGACCTGATCATTTCCAAGATCCGCGTGGGTCAGGGATCATTCTGCGTTGTGGGCGACACGCTCGAACATGTCGCCGTCAGCCCCGAATACCCCGTCTATGCCCCGGACCCGGCAAAGATTGACCGCGACTACCTTGCCATGGTCATCAGGACGCCCGAGTTCATGGCGGAATTGACCGGCAAGGCGTCTGGCAACACGACCAAGCGCAGGATCAGGCCCGAGTTTTTCGAGACGCGGCGCATCCCCCTCCCGCCACTGCCCGAGCAGCAGGCCATCGTTGCCGCCTGGCGCGCGGCGCTGGATCATGCGGCGGCGCTGGAGCGTGAGGCCGCCGAGACCGAGGCCAAGGCCGCCCTTGCCTTCGAATCCGCCCTCGGCTTCGCCCCGCCCACCCCCCTCCCCGACCGCCCGGTGTTCGTGGCGAACTTCAAGGATCTGGACCGCTGGAGCCATGAGGGAATCCTCCGCAGGATAGTGGACGGTGGCACCTCACACGCATCGCCTTGGCCGATGGTCAAACTGGCTGATGTAATCGCGGACTTGGAAAATGGCTGGAGCCCGGGCTGTCTGGATCGCCCGGCCAAGCCGGGAGAATGGGGCGTCTTGAAGGTCAGCGCAGCTTCTTCCGGCGAGTATCGAGAAGATGAGAACAAGGCACTTCCGCCGAAGCTAAAGCCTCGACCGAGGCTTGAGGTGAAGAACGGCGACATCCTCATAACCCGCGCCAGCGGTGTCGGTCGGCTTGTCGGACGTGCCGCACAGGTCACGCTGACGCGCGACAAATTAATGATCTGCGACAAGATTTTCCGTGTCGTCGATCCTGACGAAACTCAGGTCGTCCCTGCGTTCATTGCCCATGTCTTGGGACTGCATCATGTCCGGGCACAGATCGAACGAGAGTTCTCGAACGAATCCGGCATGATGAAGAATGTGTCCAAGCCTGTGCTGATGGGCCTCACCTTCCCGCTGCCGCCCGTCTCGGAGCAACAGAAGATGGTTCAGGCCCTGACCGACGCCCACGCCTCGGGCGTGCAGAAGCGCGACAAGGCCGCGAAGGCCCGCGCGAAAGCCTGGACCGACTTCGAAACCGCCGTCTATGCCGCCGAGGTGGTGGACGACGCCACAGCCCAGATCGCCGCTGCATCATGACGCCCGATCAGGGGCTATCGTGCATTCCCCTCGCACGACAGCCCCATCCAATTTTTCCCGAACATTCCCAATAGCTTGCCGCCATCCTGCCATGCGACTCTCCCCGCATGCGCAGCCTGCTCCACCGCCTGTTCGGCCGCCCCTTCACCCGTGCGTTTGACGCTGCGGGTGGTGGTCGCCGTTGGGAAGGGGCGCGGACGGTCGATGGGCTGAACACAGCGATCCTGGCGGGTGCGACCACGGCAGCGCGGCGGGCCGGGTGGTATGCACGGAACAACCCGTGGGTCGCGGCGGCGGTGGACAGCCTCGTGGGCAATGTCGTCGGTGCGGGGATCAAGCCGCAATCTACCCATCCCGATAGAGCGGTGCGCGAGCGGCTGCAGGTTCTGTGGCTTCGTTGGACCGATCATGCCGATCCGGGTGGGCTGGCTGATTTCTATGGGCTGCAGGCCATGGCTGTGCGGGCGATGGTCGAGGGCGGCGAGAGTTTCGCACGGCTGCGCGTCCTGCCTGACGCCCATGCGGTTCCCCTGCACATCGACCTGCTGGACCGGGACCAGGTGCCGCTGGATCTGCATCGCGACATCGGCGGTGGTGCGCGCATCCGGGCTGGCATCGAGTTCAACGGCGCTGGGCAGCGCATCGCCTATTGGGTGATGCGCAACCGGCCCGGCGATCCGCTGACCTCGCTGCGGCTGGAACCGCTGCGCCTTCCCGCCACCGATTGCCTGCATCTGTTCAAGCCGCTGGCAGCTGGCCAGTTGCGCGGGATCACCTGGCTCGCCCCGGTGCTGCTGCGCCTGCATGAGTTGGACCAGTTCGAGGATGCGGCGCTGGTCAAGGCCAAGGTGGCGGCGCTGTTCACCGGCTTCATCACCGATCCCGACGGCACGGCGGGCGGCCTGACCGGCACCAATACCAATGGCGCGCTAACCGTGGGCATGGAACCCGGGAGCCTGATCCCCCTGCCCCCTGGCACCGATATCCGCTTTTCCAACCCGACCGAGCACGATGCCTACGCGCCCTTCGTGAAGAACCACCTGCGCGCCGTCGCAGCCGGGATAGGCCTGCCCTACGAACTGGTTTCAGGCGATCTGGAGGGCGTCACCTATTCCTCGATCCGCGCCGGGCTGATCGAGTTTCGTCGTCGCGTCGAGCAGTTGCAGCACAATGTGGTCGTGCATCTGTTCTGCCGCCCGGTCTGGGACCGCTTCGTACGGCTGGCGGTACTGTCGGGCGACTTGCCTGCGCGCGACTTCGACCGCGATCCGGCCGCCTATCTCGCCTGCGAGTGGCTCCCGCCCAAGTTCGATTACGTCGATCCGAAGAAAGACGTCGAGGCCGAGATCCTCGCCATCAACGCCGGGCTCAAGAGCCGGACACAGGCGATTTCCGAACGGGGCTACGACGCCGAACAGGTCGATGCCGAGATCGCCGCTGACAAGGCGCGGTCGGATTCGCTGGGCCTGAGCTTTGGTGCGCCGCCCGCCGCCAAGGAGGATACCGCCGATGAATGACACCGTCACCCTGCTGACGCGCCGCGCTGACCTGGCCCCGGCCAGCGCCAACCGCGATAACCGCACCGTCGAGGTGATCTGGTCCACCGGCGCGCCTGTGCGCCGCCGCGACATGGCTGGCCAATATGTCGAACGCCTCAGCCTTGCGCCGGAAGCGGTGGACCTGTCGCGGCTGCAAGGGGCCAGCGTGCTGGATGCCCACCGGCAATCCGCTGTCCGCGATGTGCTTGGCAGCGTGCAGTCTGCCGCCGTCGATGGCCAGCGCGGCACGGCGCTGATCCGCTTCTCGTCCCGGCCAGAAGTGGAACCGCTCTGGCAGGACGTCCTGTCGGGGATCCTGCGCCATGTCTCGGTCGGCTATTCGGTCGAGGAATGGGCCGAGACCACCGAGAGCGGCGCGCGCGTGCTGACCGCCGTGCGCTGGACACCCCACGAGATTTCCCTGGTGCCGACGCCCGCCGATCCCGGCGCCCACATCCGCATGGAGACCCACATGACCGATATCACCACCCCGCCCGAGGCGCAGACCCGCGCCGCGATCAACACCGAGATCCGCTCCATCGCCCGCATCGCCGGGCTGGACCAGTCCTGGATCGACGGCCAG